AAATTTAGAGTATGCTTTAAAAAAAGCAAGGGCGAATACTCTATCTTAAAAAGTAGAAATAATATATTTTCCTAGAATTGGAGAATTTGAAATAAAAAATAAGTAAAAAAATATGCAACATTTCTTAATTATTGCTTGTCTAGTTATGAATGTTACCTTACTAGTGATATTTATTGACGGAGCATTAAGTGCAATAAAAACCAGGGGTATGATTGAGGAGATCATAAGAAGATATGGAAAATCTCTAAAAACTAAGAAAACGGGGAGAAAACCAAAATGGATGAAGATGAAGAATTAATTAGAGCCATTTTATTCCTAGCTTTCTGGATAATTATAATAATAACCTGTTTTAAATTATGAAAGAATGTGAAAAATGTGGAGGAAATTTGAAATATATTCTAAAAAGAATGGGATATAAATGTGAAAAATTAAGAAAAATAAAATAAAAATTATGGAAATAAAACTTACAAGAGAAGAAGTTGATAGCATAATACTAAAAGACCTATTCTCTAGGGGCTTGATTCCCAACACAAACAGAGCTATATCTTATGGACTTAAAGATTCAGATCATACAGAAAGAGAACTTGCAGAAGAACCAGAGTTTATAAAGGTTAATAATGACCTTGAAGATATGCCCAAAATTGATTAAATATTAAATATTAAATAAATGGGAGAAGAATTTGATACAACCAAATACGAAGGAACTTACAGAACAAAGGACTTTTATATCGCTAGTTTACTTTATACACTAGGATTCAGACTAGATCATAAAGAAAAAGTGGAAGGAGATAAAATTTGTTATTTCTATTTCAGTGATTTAGAAGGATGTGCTAAAAAGGTTGATGAATATTTCAAGAATCAAATCTTAATAGATCCAAAAATATTTGTTGATTCTATGAGAACAATTAAAACAATGATTTATAATTAATAATTATTTATATGTTTATCAAAAGGAAAAAATTAATAGAATTAGAAAACTTTAAAAATAATATTACAAGTTGTGATAGTTGTGGGTGTTTAATCCAAAAAGATAAAAGTTTTGAATTAGAAGCAAAAATGGTTACTAAAATTTATATGGATTTTATATCAATAAAAGAAGAGGAAGAAAAAATAAGAGAAGTTTATTTATGCAATAGATGCTACCAAGAAAAGTATGCAAGGAAAAAAGATAAGAAACAAAAAGAAGTTGATGATGCAATAAAAAAGATAGAGAAAAAACATAAGGGTAAAAGACCTATAAAAGCAAAGAAAAGTATTTTATATGAATGTTAGTTAATGTAATCTAATAGACAATATGTAAAGATTATATTATAATATAGATAAATATTAAATAATTCTAAATGACAAAAGAATTCTATGCAGTAGTAAAAACTGCAATTGATAATACTAATTGGGATCCATCTCAATTAGAAATAGTAGATAGAGTAAAATCTGAATTAGAATCTTTATATAGAGCAGAGCCAAAAGTTGTAAAGATAGAGGGGTTAGATAATTCAGTTATTGATAATAATGATGTGAGTATACCAACAGATGAAGAAGAAGAATCAAAAATACCTATGCCAGGATCTATAGCTGATACTATAAGACAACAAGTAGAAGCCTTACAAATGAACAAAGGATTAAAAATAAAAGATCCAGCTGACGCTGTTATAGAGGAACCTATAGGAAGGGTAGATCCAGATGAACTTTATATGGAGGAGGCTAATACCCTATATGCTGATGATATAAAAAAATAATATAATGACAAAAACAGAAGAAATCACAATACCACTAATATTAGATTCTTTGTATTTCAATTTTAAAAGTACAGATAGAGAATCTGAAATTACCTCTAATTTGCGTTTAGCTTTAGAGGATTGTGATTTTATTAAATATAAAGACACTATTGTAGCACTAGATATTGATTTGATATTTGAATCAGATAAAAGAATAGACCTAGATATAATTAAATGTATATTAAATGAAATAGGAAATGATAATCTATGTGATTTGAATATAAAGTTTGATGTAGATCCAGAAGAGCCTGGAATTTATATCAAAGTAACTTACAATTCTAATACCGTAATGATACAACCTTATGAAAAATGAAACTATGGAAGATTTAGAAAAATCTCTAGCACCTTTTGAAGGTAAAATAGATAGCAATTCAATAGATCAGATTATAGATTTGATTAATAAGTATAATCTACCATCTTATTGTGTTGAGATTGCTTTTTTTTTAGCTAATAGACCTACTAAAAAAACAAGAGATGGTGGGGGAGTTCATAATTTAGCAAAAAGATTAGGTATATCAGTTGTAACTCTCTATAAGTATATGCATTCTGAAGGTGTTATTGAAATTATGAAAGTTATGACAAAGAGAATCTATGCTAAATATATTCCGGATGTAATGCACTCAGTAAGGAATAAGGCATTACAAGGCAATATTGAAGCTGCTAAGTTATTTTTAAATGTAAATGAGATGGGAGTGGATGATACACCTAAGTTTATCAATAACATTCAAGTAAGTGCTGATGACGTGAATGTTTTTATAGAGGATTTAAGAAATAAAGTAATTTAAAATGTTAAAAAACCCACAACTAAAAGAAGATCTTATATTATTGTTACAGAGTAAAAGGTGGGATATGGTAAGAGCATTCTTCAGGTATTGGGAAACAGAAGATGAAATGGTAGATAAAGTAATTCTGTTTGGTCATTTCTTTATGCCACATTATTTTAGAGATGCAACACCAGAATTTCATAGAGAGGTAATATTGATGTTAATGAACCTCAAGAATGAATATTTCGCCTGTCCCAGAGGATTTTCAAAGACAACATTGATACAACTTGTGTGTATATTCAGAATAGTAAATAGGATGGAAAAGTTCATAGTTATAATAGAAAAAACATTTACCGAGGCATCTGAGGTTATAAAAGGTATAAGAGATGAATTTGAGGATAATGATAAAATAAAATTAATATATGGAAATTTAATAGATAAGAAATTTGAATATTCAGTTAAGAGCGTAGATGCTAAGGGTGATGTAATGATAAATAAAATAAGATTAAGAGGCAAAGGATTTAATACAACAATTAGAGGTTTGAAGACAAGAGCATATAGACCAACATTAATTATATGTGATGATATTGAAGAAGATGAGCATATAGATAATCCAGATCAAAGAAAAAAGTATGAGAACAACTTTAATAAGGGAATTCTACCAGCATTAGATATTTATGGGAGCTTAAAAGTATCAGGGACAATTATTCATATAGATTCTTTACTAAGTAATTTAATAAAATCTCATAATGGAAAGATATATAGGGCTTATGACCCAATGGATCCAAAGAATACATTACTTTGGAAAGAGAGATGGAGTTATGAGAGATTAGAGGAGAAAAAAAGAGATATGCAATTAAGAGGAAAATCTACAAGTGCTTTTGCACAAGAATATTTAAACGATCCAATTTCTAACGAATATAGAATTTTTAAGGCTGAATATCTTTATGAAGAAACCCCAGAGGGTAGAATGCCAAAGAATAGAATAACAAAGAAGGAATTTGAAATATTAAGAAGAACACAATTTTTCAATGTTTATGCAAATATAGATGTTGGGGATACTATTAAGAATGATTCTGATTGGACTGGGGTAGTGGTATATGCAGTTTCAAAATCTGGTCATAAATATATTTTAGATGCCAGAAGAGAAAAGAGAGATTCCGCTGGACTTATAGATTTGATATTTGAGATATGGACAACTTGGAGAAATTATGGTCTTATTAAAATAGGTATTGAGAAAAAGGGTTTTGAAGATCAGATTAAGCCATTCATAGATATAAAATCTGCACAGACAAATATTTATCCTTATGTGGAAGAGTTAAAGCCTATGGGGAGAAATAAGGAATCTAGAATAAGGGGATCATTAGAAGGATTTTTTCAACAGGATATGATAATATTTGTCGTTGATGAAATAGAAGGGAAAATAGTTCCAAGACATAATACGATGGATTTACTTGAAGAACTTTACAATTTCCCATCAGCAGAACACGATGATTTGTCAGATGCTTTGGCTTATTCAAGCGATATATCCGTAATCCCAGATGAAAGTGAAGAAGCCATAGAGATTGATCCAGATATAGATACTTATAATGATGATGTTATTTATGCAGATAAATCAATTTTAAACTAAAAACTAATAAAACAATATGCCAAAAGAAAAAATAATTGATGAGTTAATGGAATTTTCTAGAGGGAATAAAAATTCTCTAGCATCCATACCTCATACAATTAAAAAAACACAGGGTGATCTTCCAATAGAAGAAAGCAAAATTCTTGAGCTTGCTAAAAAACAAATAACTTTATCAAGAAATTATGTAGAAGCTAAAAGAGAAGTTATAAGAGATAGATATGCTCTCCTAAATACTCAAATGAAGAAAAAGGGGAAAATAAATGATAATTTAATTTACGACATAATTGATACATCTTTGTCAATATTTTATTATGACAATATAAGTGTAGTATTCAAAGGTAGGAAAACTGGGGATTCTAGAAATGCTAATGTCATAAACAATGTTGCAAAGTTTGATTATGAAGAGATGGAAATGGATATAACAGATTATTTAGTACAGTTTGATAGGTTGTTTATGGGAGTAGGTATAAAATGTATAAATGGTTGGGATAAGGACAGGGCAGTTCCTATAGTAGAATCTCTAGATACTCTTTCTTGGCTACCTGATCCATTTGGGCATACAGACGTTAAAAACTTTAGATGGCACGGATTTGAAGTAGAATATACCAAATCTAAAATGTTAGAGGAGGGTAGTGGATTCTTCAATATAGATAAACTAGAGTTTGAGGCTGCTAAAAAAGATAGAAGTTCTAATCAAGAAAAATCTAGACAAGCCAGAAATGATAACTCTTTATTAAATGATGTAAACTTTAATGATATTGGGGATGATAAAGTATTTGATTGTGTAGATCTATTTACCTCAATTCAAGGAGATGATGGAATATTTAGAAAATATATTATAACGGTTGATAATGACTGTACGACATTAGTAAGATGTGAGGAATTAGAAGCAATTACGACTGAGGAAAAAAATAATCCAAATTTAGTTCCATTCCCACTAACTTTACATTATTATTCACCTAGAAGGGGAGATCCTTATGGAACATCAGTACCAGATATAGCGGAAGATAAACAAAAAGCTAGGTCTTTATTAAAGAATTTAAGAATAGCCTTTAGAAAATCAGTTCTATATCCTATGTATTTATATGATGTAGAAATGGTTAAAAATAAGAGAGATTTGAACTTTGGATATAACAAATTTATTCCAGTAAGATCTAAATCTGGAGTTGCTGCATCAAGTGCGGTTGTACCTATGAATAAGGCAATAGGCTATCAAGGGGAAACAATGAATGATGAAGAATCTTTACAACAAGATGCTCAAAGATCTACTGGAACAACTAACATTGTTCAAGGAATGGCACAGACTGGAGTTACTGCAACATCAGACCAACAAGCTCAAGCTAATGCAAATCTAAGATTCTTATTAAAGATAAAAATAAATAATTGGGGGGAAAAGAGATTCTGGTTTTTATGGTATAGAATGTATAAGGCTTATTTTGCTGATAACTCTAAAAAGGTTATTGAATTACAGAGTACTTTCGGTGAAAAGTTCTTGACAGTTAAGAGAAAAGATTTCATAACTAAACAAGATCCAAGAATAGAAATAGTATCTAAATTAGACGCTGATAAGAGAAATGAACAGTTGAAGGCAGACTTTAGCGCTATATATCCTTTAATATCTAATGATCCAACAAAACCACTTATTTCAAGAAGGTTCGCAGAAAGAAAATTGATGAGTTTATTCTCTGTGCCAGAGGATGAAATATCAATATTATCTCCAGCAACTATAGATGAAATAAGAGCAAGAAATGAAAATGAATTATTATCTAGGGGTGAAAAGGTCGAAGTAGATGTAGAAAATGAGGATCATCTAACACATCTATTAGTTCATAGTGAATGTGAAAAGACACCTCAACTATTAGCTCACATTGCTGCAACAAATTTAGCTTATTATTCATCTGGTCAAGCAATGAGAGATATGAATTTATTCAAACAACAGCAAGCAGAGGCTCCAATACCAGAAGTTGGAAGTAAACCACAGGGGCAAAATTCTGGGGTATCTCCCAAAAATGTAATAAGTGCTGCATCAACAGCAATGAGCGCACAAATGTAATTATTAACTATAAAACTATGTCATTTGAATCAAAAATATATGATGAATTTAAACAATATGAAACTTATGATAACGAATATCTATCTAATGAGGCTATAGAAAAGGTTATAATAGATCTAGAGTTGAAGTTAGCAAACCAGTTCAATAAGATAATGGATATTAAGAATAATATTCAAGAATTATTCCTAACATTAAATAAATACAGCGATGAAAAAATAGAAGCAGCTTTGAATATCTGTAAAAGAATATCTGCTGGAGAAATAGGAAAAGGACAGCTTCCTTCTATAGAAAAAGAATATGGAAAAGAATTAATGGCTAACGCCTTAGTTCTAAATGATAAGATGCAAGAAGCTAGAATAGCTCACGTATATATCAAGTTCTATAAGGATAGATTAGAAACATTTTATAAATTAAGAAAATAAGATATGTTAAAAGGTTATAACGAGAAAAAAATTGTAATTACAATAGGTACTTTTGACAAATTCTCTCGTATAGACGACAATTTAACATTCCAGATGAGAAAAGTTGCGGTTCCAAATGGATTCACCGTAGCTTTTCTTTTATCTGATTATTTATCATACGAAGAGAATGGTTTTTTCCCACACCAACAACTTGAACACAGAAAGAAAAATATGAAACTTTTTGTGGATGATGTAGAAGCTATTCTTTCAGATCCAAATTCTGAATTAGAAGAATATATTTTGAAAGCTAGAGAGGATTATCCAGATTATAAAATAATATGTGTTATGTATGTGAATGCTAAAGGTTTTTTAGGTCGTGCTGTGCTTAAAAAATTGGGAGTCCCAATAAAATTTATAAAGTATCCAAAAAATGCAAAATAAACCTAAAATAATTGGTGGAATTTGTGAGTTCTGTGGTATTCCTGCAAAGGAATGTCCTCATTATTCAGTAAATAAAACACCAGTTCATCCTATATTAGCTGATATAAAACCAATACTTCCTAAAATGTCTGAAACAAAGATAGCTGATATTATAATTCCAACTCATAATAGAAGTGATTTACTCAAGCAAACATTGGAAAGTATTCCAATAGATCCATTTAATGTTTTTATTATTAGAGGTAAAACCTATTCTCAAGGTAATAATATAGGTATTAAGATGGCTCAGACCGATAATCTTATCTTCTGTAATGACGATATGATTCTTAATTACTATCTTCTTGAAGAACTTTGTGAAAGTCCATTTGATATAGCAATTGCTCAGCAATATTTACCAGATGGGAATCCGTTGTTCTGTGGATTAAAATGGGTGAATAATGATTTTATGGTATTATTTGACCAACACGAAGTAGAAGTTCCAACAAGTGCATTATTTAGAATAAAAAGATCTGTAATGGATAAATTGGGAGAATTTGATGAAGGATTTAAAAATGGCGGAGAAGATCACGATCTATTCTTTAGAGCTTTAGAAATGGGATTTAATTTTGGATTTGTAAATACTCCGGTACTTCATTTTTCATCTCAAAGTTCTGGTAGATTCTTATTTGAAAAAGAGAATACTCAGAGATTAAGAGAAAGATGGACTAATGAAAGAATAACTAATTTATTAAAAAAGATATGAAAATATTAATTGGCTGTCTTTCAATGGCATATTTAAGTGGTTCTCCACTTTACCATTATGAACTTGCTAGGGAATTAAAAAAACAAGGCAATGATGTTGATATTATTTCTGAGTGGCAAAATCCAGTTACAGAAATAGAAGATCCAGAGGGTCATATTCTAAAAGATAATCTTATAAAAGAAGGTATAGGTATTTTAAATCATAACGAAAATTATAAAACTAAATATGATTTAATGATAATGAGTGAGCCTCAATCTAAAACATATATAGAAAGACAAAACTGTCCTGTTATAAACGTTATTCACTCTGAATATGAGTGTGAAGCTCCTATAATACATCCAAATATAAAAGCTTATGTTTGTATAAGACCGAGTATTGCAATGCACATTTACTCCCAGCATAAAATACCTTATCAAATGATTAAGGTTATTTATAACGGAGTAGATAGGGAAAGATTCTGTAAAAAGAATCACGAGAAAAGAGATTATAAACTTATCGTGGCTCCCTGTACACTTGACAAACTTAGAGAAAAGTTCCTTAACTATTTAATAGAAAATTCCAATGAGAAAAATAGAGTAAGGCTTATCGGTTTAAACTGTGGAGCTAATTTAAAATCAAGTCCGTATGCAGAAATAGTAAATGGTACTTTCAATATAGAAAAGGAAATTCAAAATGCAGATGCTGTTGCTGGAATACTTTTAGGAAGAGTAAATTTAGAAGCAAGAAGTTGCGGAATACCAAGTTATGTATTTGATCCAGAAAGTTTAAAAATGCAGAGATATTATCCAGATGAATTAACTTTTGATACAAGACATAATGTAAAAAATGTAGCTAAGCAATTTATGGATTTATATGCTAAATTAAGCTAAAATATGTATTTTGCGACACTTTAGAATAGCGTATAAACGTTTAAGAATTAAATTTAATATAAATATGAGTGAAGAAAAAAGAATATTAATAGCCTGTCCAACACATAATATTAAATCATACTGTGATGGTGAAATTTTAAAAGCAATACACAATTTAAAGGTTGAAGGGCAAGAAATTATAATAAGATTTGATCCGAATGAATATGGATCTACTAATGCTTGTAAAAAGCAAAGGGAGTGGTTCAGAAGGTATGCTGTGGAAAAAAACTTTAGTTATCTATATTTTATGGGGTGGGATAATCCAGCTACTACTGAACAAATTAATAAACTACTTTCGTTAAATTTGGATGTTGTCGGTGGTATATATTGGGGCAGATATGGTGCAGAAAATGGAAGAGTAGATGGTGCAGTATGTTGGATAAATGGACTTACTAGAGAAGAGCAAAATGTTAAGATGAAATATGGGAGTGGGGTTATAGAGGTAGATGGTATGGGAATGGATTCTGTTCTATTTTCAAGAAGGGCATTCACATCATTTTCTTATTTGGATTGGGAACAAAATGATGATGATTATCCAGCATACGATATATTAAAATCAAAAGGATTTAAAATATATGCTGATACAGATGTACAAATTCCACATTATGCAACTAGTAATATATATTCTCTAAATGGAGAATCAATAACAATTAATTAAAAAATATGAACGAAGAAGACAGATTAAAATTAATAGGAGCTTTTAAAAGATTTAAAAAAAGTCAAATATGGAAGATGATTGTGGATAACTTTCAGCCTGATATAGAAGAATGTATCTCAACAATAGAGACCATAGGTGCAGATAGCGACAAGATATACACAGCAAGAGATTTGGCAGTATTACAAAAAAATGATATAATTAAATTAATAAATTATCCCGATGAGCAAATTAAAGCTCTAGAGGGTACACAAAAATCTCCTATGGATGATCTAGAAAACACCTTAGATGATGATTTCATAGATGATCTAGAAGAAGATTTGTAGCTTAGTCCAGCATAAAGGCTAATCTTAACAATTCACCATATTTTTATGGAACATCAACAAGGGGCTACCCTAAAAGAAGATGCGTCTAAAGCATTAGATGCTATAATTGATGGGAAACCTACAGAAGATAATCAAACTTCTGACCAAAACAAAGATGATAAAGTTGCTGATCCTAAGGGAGAAGGAAATCCTCAAGAGGATAATTCAAACGATCAATCAGACAACAAAGCTAGTGAAGATAGCTTTTCTAGGATTCTTGCAGACCGTAATAAGGAGAAAGAAGATCTTGCTAAAAAGGAGCAAAATGATCTAATCGCCAAAAGGGTTCAAGAGGAACTATTAAAAGCTCAACAAACTCCAAAAACAGAGGAAAAAACCGAAGATAAATTTGAGGAAAAAGAATCTGTTGAGGATGTTGTAAGAAAGGTTTTAAATGAAGAGAAAGAAAAAGCGAATAGAGAGAGGGAAGAAGAAGAAAACTTAAACAAAGAAGTAGATGAATTTATTAGTAAAAATGATGAAGCCGATCAATATAAAGACAAAATCATTAAACTAATGAAATCTCATCCTACAATAAGTGCTTATGCTGCCTTCATTCTTGCCAGCTATAATTCAGCTTCTAATCCTACAAATAAAACCACAACTAGCTCTAAACCTAATTCTAACTTGCGTCAGGAGAAAAATATTTCTCAAATGACACCAGAAGAAATAAAGGATAGAGCATCAAAAGAACTTGATAGAATTTTAACAAATTATTAGTTCTAGCTTTGTTTATTTATTATCTTAAAGCAAGTGGATTTAGGTATTTAACAAACTATCTAACAAATCTGCTTGTTTTTTGTATTAAAAACAAGTATAACTAAATAACTATGAGTTACACAACAGCAGTAACAAGAAGTGAAAATCCAAATGTACTTCAAACTTACTTATATCAACAAACACTTGAGAATTTAGAGCCAGAACTATTTTTCTGGCAAATGGGTAAAAAACCTATAGCTCCTTCTGGATACAATACAGTAGAATGGGCTAGATTTTCTACTATAGCAGATACAGAAATAACTGAGGGATCTGATTCTACAGATGGTGTTACACCAGCTGCAATAGCAATCAATGCCGATGTAATCTCTGCAACTCCTATACAATATAGAGTCGTTGCTTCAATTTCTGACTTAGTTCAAAAATTAAATAGAATAAACTTTATAGATAATGCTATTATAGAAATTGGTAATGCAATGGCTAGAAAGATAGATAAAGTTATTCAAACAGTTATAATGGCTGGTACTTACGTATTATATGGTGGTAACAAAACAGCTAGAACAGCTTTGGCTTCTACAGACGTTTTAACAGCTTCTCTTTTAGCAAAAGCTTCTACATTGTTAGAATCTAGATATGCTAAAAAGATTGGTGGATACTACGTTGCTTTTTCTCATCCATTTGCTCTTTATGATTTAAAGACAGAAACTGGAACTGGGAACTGGTTAGAAGTATCAAAATATGCTAGACCAGAACAAATCTTCAAAGGTGAAGTTGGTGCATTAAATGGTGTAAGAATAATTTCTGCTCCATATATCCAAAAGTTCTCATCAACCGTAGATGTATATCCTACATTGGTTATGGGTGCTGATGCTTATGGTGTAAGTGATTTTGATTCATTACAAACATATATTTCTCCAGCTAGACCTTCAGATTCTGATCCATTAGCTCAAAGAACTAAAGTTGGTTCTAAAGTAGCTTTCGCTGCAAAGATACTAGAACAATCAGCTTTATTAAGAATAGAAACTGGTGTAACAAATTTACTCTAAGCTAATAGTCTTATAGAGGGGGGGATGTAATCTCCCTCTTTAGTAAGATTATTAACTCAAACAATATGACCACAGTACAGGACATATTAAATCTATCATTAGCCAATACTCACACAAACGCATCTCAGGTTGGTGCTACTAATTTAATAACTTGGTTTAATATAGTCAGAAATTATATAAGAAGAAAAATAAATACCGAGCTTAATGAACATTATTTTTATGATATTTGGAAAACAGATGCCGTTGCCAATAGAGCAAATGGAGAATATCTTTTTCCAGAAGCCACACCTACAAAAGCTGGAATGGACAAACTTATAAAATTAAGTGTTAAGTTTAAAGGAGAAGAGTTTTTTACTCCTTGTACAGAAGTAAATATAAATGAATTTGAGGCAAGATGGGATGAAAGATTGATAAATCAACCTAAATCGAATCCAGTTTATTATGTTGCTGATAATTCATACTTTTTAGCTCCAAACTTCACTTCAGGTGATCTAGATAGCGTTTCAAATAACTATCAAATTAAAGTTGAGGGTATAAAGAAATTCGTAGATTTAACTGCTGCTAGTACAATAGCTGACATACTTTTACCTTATGACTTTTTTGAGGTTTTAGCACTAGGATTAGAGCAATATATATATAAAAATAGAGGTTTAGTAGCATTAAGCGCAGCTGCTAAGAATGAATTTATATATGAACTTGATAATGCAATTAGCGATCTTGCTGGTAGAGACATATCAGAAATGTCTGCTAGTTTACCTAATACAGATGATCTAGAATAAAATGATATATACAAATAGAGAAATACCAGAATCTTCATATACCGCAAGAGAAGTACCTATCTCTGAGTATTTATATAGAGATACAACATCTGGTTATTATAGAGATAGAATAACTTGCGGAAAAAGATATAAATGGTCAGAATTAGTAGGATCTTGGAGTTTTTATCACGTATCTTGGAGATTCTTAAGTGGCGACCCCTGTACTAATTATATTTCTAGAGTGGTTCCATCATAATAAATTAAAATAAAACTATGGCTCAAATAGAAGAACTTTTACTAGATAATTATGTTGATGAGGATTTAGCCCTTATAAATCAGAATTTTGATACTTTAAATGATGAAAAGGCAGAGCAAAGTGCATTAGATGCACACGAGGCAGATACTCAGAATCCTCACAAAGTAACAAAGGATCAAGTTGGATTGGGAGATGTACCTAATCTAGATACTACTCAAGCAATAGAAGATTCTCATACGCATACTAATAAAACTATATTAGATGCTACTGAGGTTTCTTTGTCAACTCAAGAGAAATTAAGATATCAAACTGGTTACGAACATACTTTATTAAGAAATAATCCCCACAATGTAACAAAGGCTCAGGTTGGTCTTTCAAATGTAGATAATACATCAGATGCCAGCAAGCCATTATCTATTGCTACCATAAATGCATTAGCTACAAAATTAGACATTACTACATATAATTCTGGAATAGCTTTAAAAGCTAATCTTACAGATGTATTAACAAAAACAAACACGGGAGTTTATATTCCAACATTAGATTATCACCCAGCTACAAAAAAATATGTAGACGATGTTGTAATTCCTACAAATAATGTTTGGAAAAGAATTAGTGGGACAATTTATCCTTATGTTAATAATGATAATGTAAACATCGGAACTGGATCTATGACCGCAAACAAATTTATCATAAATGGTGCGGTTGAAAATGATTCTGATGCTGCCACAAAAAAATATGTAGATGACCAATTATCTGGAGAGAATTTATGGGATAGGGTCGGAAGTGTATTATCGCCACACAACTCTGGAGATAGTATTAATATCTCTGGAACTATAACTGCGAGTAACTTGTCTGGAACAAATACTGGCGATGAAACACAATCAACAATTAAGAGCAAATTAGGTGCTGCTAGCTCAAGTTCAGATGGTTATTTAACATCTACTGATTGGACTACATTTAATTCTAAACAACCAGCAGGAACATACTCAACTGATATTCATAGTAATATAACTGCTTTAAATGCTGTTACTGGAACAAATACAGGAGATGAAACACAATCAACAATTAAAACAAAACTTGGAGCTGCCACTTC